GGAGGCAGTTCGTGCAACACAACAACTCGCACAAGAAAGAGGGGAATGTCCTGATGGACAAGGTTTTGGAGTTAGGAATGCACATCTTCTTGCTGTGGCCCCTAACGCTAGTAGTTCTATCATCTGTGGTAATACTAGTCCTAGTATTGAGCCTTATAGGGCTAATGCTTTCACCCAAAAAACTAAAAGCGGCTCTAGTCTACTTAAAAATGAGTATCTGCAACACGCTCTCCAAGAGATTGGAATGGATACGGAAGAAGTTTGGAAAAGTGTAATTACAAATGGCGGATCGGTTCAGCAGCTAGAGTTTTTAGATGAGTACACAAAAGACGTGTTTAAGACAGCGGTAGAGATAGATCAGAAGTGGATTATTGAAATGGCAGGCGACAGACAAAATCATATTTGTCAGAGCCAGTCTCTCAATGTATTCTTCCCTGCTGATGTATCGAAGCAAGAGTTGCATGCTATACACATGATGGCATGGAAGCAGAAAGTAAAAACTCTATATTATTTGCGTAGTGAAGCAATCAAAAGAGCTGAGACTGTATCAGACGAAGCATTAAGACAATACATGTTCGATAGTATCGACGAAGGCGCTTGTTTAGCGTGTGAGGGTTAAAATGAAAATATTAAAATTTAGTGCTGATTGGTGTGGGCCTTGCAAGATGTTACAGAAAACTCTTGATGAAATGGTTCTACCTTATCCAGTAGAGAGTGTAGATATAGATACACAACCAGATTTAGCTGGCGAGTTTGGCATACGAGGAGTACCTACTATGGTACTTCTTACAAGCGAAGGAACAGAGCAGGGGCGTCTAGTAGGCGGTAAAAGCAAGGCCGATATAATGGAGTGGTTATCATGAGTAATTTATTAGAAGAAAGAGAATATTATAAACCCTTTAACTATCCGTGGGCGTTTGAACATTATAAGTCTCAGCAGCATATGCACTGGTTGCCTGATGAAGTCAACCTTGCAGATGATTTAAAAGATTTTCGTGAGAATCTTAGTGAAGGTAACAAGTCTCTACTAGCAAATATCTTTCGTTTCTTTACGCAAGCAGATGTTGACGTATGCTGTGGCTATGCTACACATTACTTGCCAACATTTAAACAGCCCGAAGTACGTATGATGTTGTCCGCCTTTGCAGCAATGGAAGCAGTACACCAGGAAGCATATTCATTATTACTAGAAACACTTGGTTTCGGTGACGATGAGTATCAAAAGTTTATGGAACACAAAGCTATGATGGATAAGCATGAACATCTTAGCAACTTTGGCATGAGTAGTAAAATGGATATTGCAAAAACAATGGCTATCTACTCAGGTTTTACCGAAGGGGTACAATTGTTTAGTAGTTTTGCTATTCTGTTGAACTTTCCACGACATAACTTGATGAAAGGTATGGGTCAGATTGTTACTTGGTCTGTGCGAGATGAAAGTCTTCACGTTGAGGGCATGAGTCAACTATTCCGTACATATATTCAAGAGAATCCAGAACTATGGAATGACGATCTAAAGTATGAAATCTATTGTGCAGCAGAGCGTTCTGTAGAGCTAGAAGATGCTTTCATTGATTTGTGTTTTGCTGGTGCGGACGTGCCTGATCTTACACCAGAAGATGTAAAGCTGTATATTCGATACATTGCAGATCGAAGACTACTAGGACTAGGCTTGAAAAAGATTTTTGGAAGTGATAAAAACCCTTTAGATTGGCTAGACTATATGTTAAACGGCGTAGAACACGCTAACTTTTTTGAAAACAGAGCCACTGAGTACTCAAAAGCGAGTACAACCGGAAATTGGCAAGATATATTTAAATAGGAATATAAAAATGACAGAAGAAACACAACCAACACAACCAGATACATTACGCTTTAATGGCGAAGAATACCCTTTAGAAGGTCTTAGCGATAGAGCTAGGTACTTAGCAGGTCAAATTCAAGACTTACAGGCTCAGTCTAATACTCAAAAAGCAAGACTTGATCAAATAGAGGTTGCTATTAGAGGTTTTACGGAGTTCTTGACAGAGGAGTTAAACCCTCAAGAAGAAGAAGAGACTTCAGAAGCGTAGTAAAAAGGGGCGAAAGCCCCTTTTTTATGGTGTTCCGTAAGCAGTAACATTTCCTTTCATTTTCAAATTTCCACCCGAGTCTATACTTGCTACAGCAATTCCATTTCGATACCAAGTTCTTCTGCCATCAAGCCTATCATATTGATCAAAAATTCTATACCTAAGATGTGTGTCCCCTGAGGAAAGAGCTCTAGTGGTCTTTGTAAAATCAGTATCTATATTAAATACATTAGTCTCAGGACTAGCTATAGTTTCATCAACTGCTAGTCTTGTTCCAGGAAGAATATCTATAATAATGCTAGGACATGTTGTACTAACTGCCCCCGAGTTAACATATAGTTTTGCTTTACGTACAGTACCAGTGTAATTATTTGCGGTACTACTCCAACCTGCTGTTGTACCGGAATCAGAAGTAAGCCAAAGGTTCTTCCCTTGCTGAGAGTCCCGCTCTGATATTAAATCTGCATATATTTGTCCATTACCTCCCGCATAGACATGAAATTTAATATAAGGAGTATTGTGCTCATTTTGTATTAATAAGGTTACATGAAGTCCTGCACCCACAGCTCCTGCAACATAAGTACTGTGGTAATGTGAAAAAAGCTCACCAATTTCCCACTGATTCACTGGCTGGTTGGTTACTGTAGTAGAAGTGGCAAACTCAGTAGCATCTATGAAATAACTTTGAGAGTATAGGGCTGATCCTCCAATTTCTACTGTTTCATCTGAACCGTCGTTTTTCTTAATAAAAACTCGACCGTCATAAGTATTAATCGCTAGTTCGCCTAGCTCGAGATTAGAAGTACTAGGAGCCTTGCCTCTAGTACTTGTTCTTTTTAATTTGATTGTCTGTGCCATATGGCCTCCTATTGCTCGCGTATATACGCTAAGGTTATTTTAATTTTATTAGAAGCTGCCGCCTTCTATAGTGCTTGACCAGCTTACTGCACCATTTTCATCTATTTTTAGAGATGCTGTAACGCCAGTCCCCAAGCTAGGGTCTACTAGTCTAGTGTATCCTGCATTACCCGCAGCACCTATAAGTAGATCACCTAGTGCGGTGGCAGAAACACCTTTGATACGTAAATTATCACTGTCAACTTCTAAAGTAATGTTGTCATCATTTACATTCAAAGTATTACCAGACTTGCTTAAAGCATCGCCTGCTATAATTTGACCCGCACCAGAGAATTGTGCAAAAGCAATATCCGTAGTGCCAAGAGTAATCGTACCATTAGTAGTTACAACATAGCCATTGTCTCCGTTTGCAGTACCTTCCTCAACAAATACAAACATTCCTGGAGTAATTTCACCAGTAGCATTTGCATCCACAGATCTAGCAGGGCTTGCTCCCGCAACATAGATACCGTTTTGTGAAGCATCGGTTTGAGCTTTTACAAGAACTCTATCTCCGTCTGCTAAATTAACTCCGTCTATCGCATCCCCTACATTTAGGCCAGTTGCAATAGTAATGTTTCCAGTAGTTGCAAGTCTAACAGAATCTTTAATATCAAGAGCTTGTTTTACAGCATCTACATAAGCTTTATTTGCAGCATCAGTGCTGGCAGTAGGAGTTGCTACACTTGTAATTCTTTTACTTGAAACATCTACTGTACCTGCACCATGAGGCACTAAAGTTATAGACGTATCAGTCGCAGCAGCAGTTATACTAGATCCATCAATGGTTAGATCATCAATAACTACTGATTCAAGCCCCGCAAGAGTTGTTGATGTTCCACCAAGTGCAATCTCTGTCGTACCGACTATAACGCTAGCGTTGGTAAGATCAGAGTTACCTATTGAGGCAAAGGAAGCCGCCGCACCATCACCACCAGATTTTAAGAACTGCCCAGAAGTACCTGCTGAAGTAGGCAAAGAGTATGCAGTACCTATATTAAGAGGTTTATTTACTATTACTTTTTCAGCAGTGTTTTGAGTATCGAAAGTAAGATAATTACTACTACCTTCAGTGATTGTAAGTGCTGTGGCACTGTTATCAATTATTGCAATTTCTGTGGCTTGAGTAGCAACACTGATTTGACCATCAATATCTAATACACCACCACTATGAGGAGTAAGTTGGATATTTCCCGAACCTGCTGTAATCGAGTTTGCCCCGATTGTTAAATTTGCTGTAAGTAATTGATTTATCTTACTATTTGCGTCTACAACGATTGCAGAACCACCAGTAAGTTCACCTGCAGTATGATCCAGCATGTCTACATACAACTTGCCGCCTATTGCAGTCACCGCAGAATCTGCTGGTGCACCAATAAATAGCTTATCACTACTATCAGAATAAGCTAATTCCCCTTTAGCAAGAGTGCCAGGTGCTGCTGTACC